TTTGATTCTACCGTAGGAGAAGAAGGATTTGTACAGCATAAAAATATGTACATGAAAATTATTGAATATGCTCGGTCTACTAGGGTTAATTTAAAAATAGAAGATCTGGAAGAAGTAGCCATAGAATTAGATTTAATCAATGATCCTAGTTTAGATATTTCTACGTTAGAACAAATTTATACTGATTTAGAATTTTTTAAAAAAAGTTATTACATGTTTGAATTTTCAGACATGATTAAACAGTTTATTGAGAAAGACAAATGTCCATCCCTCGACGCAGTTTTTCTTGATGAAGCTCAGGATCTGAATCCTCTGCAATGGGATATGTTTAAATATATCGAATCTCGATGTAAACGTTCTTATATTGCAGGGGATGATGATCAAACCATTTATGCATTTCAAGGAGCTAATCCAAATTCTTTTATTAACTTGCAGGGTACTTATGATCCACAAATTATTTCTAGAAGAGTACCTAGAAAAATACATCAACTAGCCACTAGTATCTTTCCTCATATGAGTTATCGTCTAGAAAAAAAATGGGAACCTAGAGATGCAGAAGGTGAAATTACTAGAGATAAGTATTTAGAAGAAATAGATTTATCCAAAGGAAATTGGATGATTTTAGTAAGAACTAATAAGATGTTAAGTCCTATTGTAGAACATTTAGAGTCTTTAAATTATAGATTTGATTGTAAATTAAATTATTTATTGCCTATAAAATTAGTAGAAGCAATTAAAATTTGGGAACGGTTAAACAAAGGGGCCAGTGTTAGTAAGGAAGAAGCTAAATTATTATATGGATTTCTTCGTTATAATAAAGGAGATTTGAAATATGGTTTTTCTGAAGGTAAGACATTAGAAAAAATAGATTCCGTAGATATGGATGATTTACGTGAGCATCATGGTTTGTTAGTAAAAGGGGATTGGCAAGTGTTGTCTATGTCGGGTGAACAAAAACAGTTTATAAAAAATTTATTAGATCAAGGAGAAGATTTATTTAAACCTGCAAGAATTAAAGTATCTACCATACATGGAGTTAAAGGAGAAGAATCGGATAATGTAATTTTATTTACCGACCTTACTCAATTTATTTATGAGTCCGTAGAAAAAAATCCGGATCCAGAACATCGTTTATTTTTTGTAGGTATAACCCGAACCAAAAACCATTTATATTTAGTGCCACCTACCTCTGAATATATTTACAACATAGGAGAAAGCATATGACCACAAGAGAAGATATGGAACGTTTATTTCCATTCAATAAACAAGAAGGCGGAGATCATTACTCTAAACATAACATACAGCCTTATACTTTTATACAGGCCAATGACTTGAGTTTCTTTCAAGGAAATGTTATTAAATACGTAGTACGTTATAAAGATAAAAACGGTATTGAAGATTTAAAAAAGATCATTCATTATTGTGAATTAGAAATAGAACAATTAAGAAAGAATAAGAATGAACGATAAATTAGAAATTATAATATACGATTTAGGAATGATTACTTGTACTTGTTTAGTTAATTTTTGGATATTCTATGTTTGAAGCATCTAAAGAGTGGATTTCTCCTGAAAATTTTCCTGACTTGAGTCATCACGCTTATGTAGCGATTGACTTAGAAACTAAAGATCCTAATTTAAAATCCAGAGGATCAGGGGCCATTGTAGGCAATGGAGAAATTGTAGGTATTGCAGTAGCGGTAGATGGATGGTCTGGTTATTATCCTATTGCTCATGAAGGTGGAGGAAATTTAGATAAACGAAAAGTATTAGAATGGATTACTAAAGTATGCGCCGCAGACAATGTTAAGTTATTTCATAATGCTATGTATGATGTTTGTTGGTTAAGAGCGTATGGAATAAAAATTAATGGTCATATTGTAGACACCATGGTTATGGCATCTTTAATTGATGAAAACCGTTTTTTCTACACTTTAAATAGTATTGCGTATGAATATTTAAAAGAAGTAAAAGATGAGAAAGCTTTACGAGAAGCTGCTGATTCCTGGGGGATTGATGCTAAATCTGAAATGTATAAATTACCTGCTATGTATGTAGGAACTTATGCAGAAAAAGATGCTGAACTTACCTTACAATTATTTAAGGTATTATCTGTGGAAATTAAAAGACAAAACTTAACAGAAGTATTTGATTTAGAAACACAATTATTTCCTTGTTTGATTGATATGAAATTTAAAGGCGTCCGCGTAAATAGTGAAGGAGCTCACGAATTGAAAAAAACATTAATTGTAAAAGAAGAAGCGTTATTGTTAGACATAAAAAAAGAAACAGGAATAGATGTTCAAATAATGGCCGCACGATCTGTTGCCAAAATGTTTGACAAACTTGGATTAACTTATGAAAAAACTGCAAAATCAGGTGAACCATCTTTTACCAAAAATTATTTGTCTACGCATGCACATCCTTTAGTGCAGAAGATAGCAAAAGCTAGAGAAGTAAACAAGGCCCATTCTACTTTTATTGATTCTATTTTAAAATATACACATAAAGGAAGAATCCATGCGGATATTAATCCTATTCGATCTGATCAGGGTGGAACGGTTACCGGTAGATTTAGTTATTCTAATCCTAATCTACAACAAATTCCTGCTAGAAATAAAGATTTAGGTCCTTTAATTAGAAAATTATTTATCCCTGAAGAAAATCATTTATGGGGTTGTTTTGATTATTCTCAACAAGAACCAAGACTCGTGGTACACTACGCAGCCACGGAAGAACCTATTTGTTGGGACCCTTCGGTTAAAAAAATTGTAGAAAAATTTAAAGATAACTCAGTAGACTTTCACCAAACCGTTGCAGATATGGCCGGTATTACTCGATCCGCAGCTAAGACCATTAATCTTGGTTTATTTTATGGAATGGGTAAAGCAAAATTACAAGCGGAATTGGGTTTATCTACTAAACAAGAAGCAGAAGATTTATTTAATCAGTACCATGACAATGTACCTTTTGTGAAAGCTTTAATGAATAAAACATCTTCTCATGCACAAGGAGCAGGATCCATTGGAACCTTACTGGGAAGACGTTGTCGTTTTAATAAATGGGAACCTAATACCTTTGGTATGCATACACCTATGTCTTATGAAGAAGCAGAACGAACCTATGGACGTGGACGAATTAAAAGAGCCATGACTTACAAAGCTTTAAATAAATTAATTCAAGGAAGTGCAGCCGACATGACTAAAAAAGCTATGTTAGATTTGTATAACGAAGGAATTATACCACATATTCAAATACATGATGAATTAGATATCTCAGTAGAATCACCAGAACATGCAAAAAAGATAGTTGAGATTATGGAAAATGCTGTTACATTAAAGGTACCAAACAAAGTAGACTATGAATCTGGAAATTCATGGGGAGACATTTATGGTTAAACTATGGCATATCTTAATTCAAATATACCACCACTATATTGTTCCGTTAGGAAAGAATATCTTTATGATCTTAAAAGTCATCACGGACAAAGTGAAGAGTGTGTGGTCTTCGGGTTTGCATCAATGGCCACCCGAGCCATCTTATTTCACGCCTTACTACCGAATGGTGCGGTCTACTATCGATTGCCTATCTCAGCTTTTTTTCAAAAACATCTTCAAAGAACCGAAGTGCCCGATATGCAAGTTGACGAGTTACAGTTGTGGAACTGTTTTAGTTATCATCCTGCTGTTACTACTTATTCTTTTTTAGATGGACAACGTGGTAAATTTTTTGGCAAAGATAAAAAAATGTATCATGGAGAATATTTATTTACTATCGACTGGGCCCATCCAGAACCTAATGTGTTGGATACAGAGCATTCTGAAATTTCTCACGAACATAAGTGTGCGCATATACTGGCTCTTGATAACGGTAACTATGCAGCTCAGCCTAATAATCGTATTTTGTGGAACATACCTAATTTTACTACTAGTAACGCTAAGCCAGACTATAAAGTCCAAACTACGACGTGGAACGTAGAGAACAAAAACTGGAAAACAGACGACAGTGATGATATGTTCTACGATATAGAAAAAAAATAATGAAACTATCCGCTAATTTTCAATTAAGTGAACT